ATAATTCTTCTTAGGCTCATTAATGTATGGGTTTAAGTCCATACCACTTTCTATTGCGCCTATTACTTGCTCTAACATAGCTTGTTTCAAATATGTTTGTTCATTGTTAACGTTATTTTCAATTTTAGTTTGCATAAATGTTATATGATCGCTTTTGTATAAACCTTTGTAATAGTCATATATCAATCTATATATTGATTTACTTATTACCTTAAGCGACTTATCTATATCGTCTTTGAATATATTACCTAACTCCGCACTTGAATATGTAGTGTCAGTAACTACGTCGTCGACCGTAATATAGTATTGGTTTGTTACTGTATTTAGTTCCATGTTATACCTCCTATATAAATTAGGGGTAAGGCTTAACCCTACCCCATATTTTAATTATTCCTACTCCTCCTCTTCTGGTACTACGTATGTTTTCTTTCTACAAGTTGTTACGTCTAGTAATGAATCTTCATATACCATTCTACCTTGTAATGCACTAGCACCGATATGTTTACCATCTTTTAAGTCTTGAATTGAAGGCATAACCATCCATTCTTCAACTGTTTGTGCCCATAATGGCGAGAATACAACATACTCAACATTCACGTCGTCTTCAGCTACGCCTTCTTGTGTAAGGTTAGCTGATGTATAAACTTCTGCACCAACGATTTTACCAATTACACCTTGTCTAATTAACTCTGCACCTAATACGCCAGCTGAGTTAGAGAATTTAACATCTTGATATAATGTTGCTTCTGTATCTACTGATACCACAACTTTAATATCATTGATATTGATTCCTAATTTTTTCAATGTTGCAATAGAGTTAACAATCGCTCCATATGCTGTTGAAGTTGTTAATAATGCTGTTGAAGTTTCAACTGATGTCGTCGCTTCTAGTTTGCCAATAGCATATAACTCTTGTGTTCTACCCATTGAATATGCTGCTGAATCAAGTCTTTGTGCAATGATATTGTCCGGAACTGCATTAGCTTCGTACCCATCAATCAATTCATTAACATATTGATTCTTAGAAATTGTAACTGTTGTATATGTTGTTGCACCAGTTCCTAATGTTCCACCTGCTGCTACATCATAATCGCCTACTACAACTTCTGTATTTCTCGTTGGTATTTTAACAGCTCCACTTAATGGGCTGCCCTCGTAATCTTTTCTAAATAAATTTCTGACTACATTCTCTTTACGCTTTAAAGCAACTATCGCTTGCGCATATCTTTCTTGTAATTCATGTGTACCGTTTGTTGGTAAGATTGGATTTGCCATTGTTATTTCCTCCTAATTTTTATTCGTCTTTTCCAAATACATCAGGGCGTCTTTCTGCTAATATAGTTTCCCAGCCAGCCTTTTTAACTGGTGGTATTTTTCCATTTCCTTTTGTATTAAACGTTATAGACTTAGTATCAAAATACTGAGGTTTCTCTGTTTTGAACTCTGTGAGCGCAACATCGAAATCCTTAGTTTCTGTTACTCGCTTGTTTACATTGAACATAATGTAATCAACTTGATCGTTGTCAGTTATACCAGCTCCGTACAATGCGCTCTTACGCTCTAAATTCGTTGCCTTAGTTGTAAGTTCATCTATTGTTTTTTCGCTTTCTGTCTTGAAACTTCCATGTTCGTCGATTGTTTTCTTAATACTTTCAATGTCCCCAAGCCCAATATCGCTTAGTACTTTAGCAGAGGCTTCTTTTTTACCTACTGCAATAAGGTTGTTTTCTTCGGTATTGATTGCTAACTCTATGGTTGCAAAATCAATTACCCCTGTTTCATTAGTGTTCGCCTTGATTAGTTTCTCTAAATCTTTCATTTGTTCCTCCTTCAAGTGTGAGCCACTTACCACAGAGTATGCTGTGCCATTATTCTATTCTAAAAGTAGGTAACACCTACAATTTATTCTCTCTCCTATCGGTAATGTTATATCGCCCGGATACATCGCTTTCATTCCGCTTGCTCTGAACATGTTGTTAACTGGTATCTTCTTGTTCTTCACAGCATTATGCCAAGTTGTATCTCTAACTCTACCATCACCTCTAGTTTTCCATGTCTTGAACTTATATCCGAACTCTTCTGCATGTTGTAACTTACCTTGTTCTAATTCTGCATGCGCTTCAGTTCGTTTAGCCCTTCTTAATCTCTTAGTATCATATTTCTTTTTCATTTCTTTCTTAGTTAGCTTTTCGTCTTTGATATCTTTGTATATCTCACTATGAGTCTTAATCCTTGATTTGATTACGTTCTGTTGTATCTTCCTAACTGTTGCTTTACCTTTATCAATAAAGCCTCTAATTATCTTTCTAGCCGACTTCTCTCGTTTAGTTAGGTTCACACCCTTAAATAACTTGTTAACCTTATCCGCAAACAGTCTTGGTGCTTTAATCGAATACATTGTCGTTATTGCTATTATAGGCGCATAATTCATTTGTTCAGCATGTGTGAGACTTTGTTTAGTTAACACAATAGTTAATATCGCTAACAAATAATAGAACTCTGCGTCCCTCTCGTTTGTTGACTGGTATTTCTCAACCGCTTCTTCAGGCGTCATACCATCTATAACCGCTTGTGTCATTCTTGTATCTTTACTAACTATATCTAAGAACGCATTGTTTACTTCGTCTATATTATTATTCGTCATCGTCGTTATCGTACGCCTTTACAAACGCAGCTTGCTTAGCTACACTAGCTTCTTCAGCCTCAGCCACTATCTCTTTAGCTTCTGTTTCACTTATTTTAAGTATTCGGCTTACTACTCGCCATGATGCTAACATGCCACTAGCGTTCAATTCTTTGTATTTAGTATCAATCGCTTCATCGTCTATAACAATGCTATCGTCAAATATAATTTCAATGTTCTCAGTTGATGCGTCGCCACTATATCTTCCAGCTATCTTCTCAAGCTCTAGTATTGATATCACTAAATCCTTGATAACTTGCTTGATAACTTGCTCGTGTTTCTTCTTTGATTTGTATGTGTCAGCATTAGTTGATATTACATTCGTTTCATTTTGATACACGTTGCCGTCTTGGAATGAGTAATAGTTCTTGCCTAATCCAGCACGGAAGCCTATGTATCTTAATATCGCATTTAAGCCTATTTCTATCTTGTCATGCTGATATACTCCACTAAAGAACTCAATAGCTTTTTGGTCTGTTTCACTATCTTTAAATGGTAACGCTAACATTGTCTTATCGTTCTTATCAAAATAGTTTATGTATTGTAATTCTCCAGTAGCATCATTGGTTATCACTTTAGTCTTTAACAACGCGCCATCTACTATAATTCTTGTCTTATTAGTTTCTGTATCTCCATCAAGCGCATCAAGTAACGTGTCGCATGCAACAAAGTAATCTAACATTGTTGCATATATACTCACGCTATATGGACTATTGATATCGAAGTGATTCTTGATGTTAGGTCTAATAACTTGGAAGAATGGCTTAGATACTTTAAATATAAATTTCTCTTTATTAACTTTCTTACCAGTTATTAACATCAATTTACTGTTATCTTTACGCCCTAATTTATCTTCTTTATTACTTACATAAACTTCGTGTTCGACACAGTAAGCATCATCTTCCATATATTGATAAACTAGATGTGTTATATGTTGTTTTTCCATCTTGTAATAATTCATTGTAAGTAGCGCTGTAACCTTAGTGTTATCGAACCTTAACGGTATAGCGTTCTCAAAGTTTATGAAGTCTATCTTTGTCACACTATCTTCAAGGTACTCTATCATATAACCCATACCTACACCAAAAGCTAATTCCATCATTGATCCAAACTCTACTTCAAAGCTATTATCTTCTAGTACATCATCAACCATCTTCTTAGTTTCGACATTATCTATCTTAATTTGGCACTTGTCATTCCATATAAGACTATGATAATCTTCACATATTTTCTTAGGCATATTCATTGTCAAACGATGAAACTCTGTTTCTATTCCATTTATCTTCATGTTGAATGTATGGAATCCGTTTACATCGCCTCTGAACCAGTTAAGCCATTGTTGTTGTTTAATTCTTATATTTCCTACTATTGGATTATACCCTTTAGATTCAGTTAATTTGATAATCTCGTCGAACTTGTTCACGAATGTACCCCCTTTGTCTTAATATAGCATTTTGAATAGCAACTATATCTTGCATCCAAGAATACTCGAAACTGTCTAAACTATCTATATCAGTAGT